GGCATTTCTTCTGGTAATGTAGCTTCATCTGAGTTTCCCATTTGACCCATAGCTTCCATTTTACGTAATCCCATTTTGGCTTCATCTCGTAGTGCCATCATTTTATCTAACCCATGATAGCGTACAACGTCTGCTGGCATAACAAATTCACCCTCACTAAGTTTAGCAGGGATGTCATCTCTTACTTCTTCACGAGTGCTTCCTACAGGAACTTCATTACCTGATTCTGCATCTATCATGCCGCCTTCTTGATTAAGACCACCTTCTTCAAAAAGTTTCATTTGTTTATTCATTGTAACTGCTCCACCTTTATTCATTCTATATCGTACTTCACTAGGAAGTATTGTTCCATCTGTTGCATTAAGAGGTTTTGGTGCATCCGCTTTTTTTATATAAGTAACACCTTTTGCAAAAACTCTATCTCCTACAACAGTAGCAACATCTGCGCCTTTAACTGCTTGTCCTGTTGACATATCAACAAATAAATGTCCACTTGCTGGATTAAAACCAATTTCTACTACTGTATCATCAATTTCTTCTAGTACATTTCTTGTGCTATTATAATTACCATCTACAGACATAGCAGGAAATTTACTTTTTGCTTCTGGAACATTTAATTTTTTAATGTTAGCAGCAATACCTTGCCTACCTTTTTGGCTTACATTAAATGTAACATTTTCTACTGTCGCAAAACCCTTGTAAGAAAGTGCTTTACCATTATAATTATTTTTATGTAATGTTTGTAATTTATCTAAGCCTTTAGGCATATCAGGTATAGTAGAGTTTAAATTTAATCTAACACCTACTTTAGTTCCTTCTGTTAATGGTGCGTTAATTAATTTATTAGCCTCTTTACTACCTGCTGTAGCTTTGTTAACTTTCTTTAGTATCTGTTTTGTATTTAGCGGAGTATAATTTTTTAACAATTTTCCTGACTGAAATAGTTCACTAGACCCAATTTCAAGAGGTTTTACATTACGAAACTTTTTAGTAGCAGTACGTAATGCTTTACCAGCTAAGTCACCAACGACAGGAACTACACCTAATGCTCCTGCTGCAGTTTCAATACCTGCTCCTAAATAGTCTTTTTCTCTAAAAGCATCAGAAGCTCGTTTAATTGCTGCAGTTTCTCCTGCAATAGGTAGGGATTCTGCAGCTAACTCTCCATAGTCTAGTTTTTTTAGAAAGTCTGCTGTTTTTCCCATTAATCCTTTTGTGGGAGTTCCACCTTTATTAAGTTCTATTTCAGAAAAATATTGTATAAACTCTTTTTTAGTAGGGTTTTTATCTTCAAGAAATTTGCTAATACGTTTTGAAGTTTCTCTACCTGCTAAAGGTTCTTCTGCGGTTTTATATTTAAATAATAAATCTTCAACTTCAAACATTGGCATTTCTTTACCATCTTTGAATTTTATTACATAGTGTTCTTTTCCGTCATATTCTTTAGAATTTATTTCATATTTTTTTCCAAAAACATTTTCTTTATTAGTATATTTATTTTCTTTGTCAGCCATTGGCTATTACACTATCCCTTAGTCTTTGTATATTACGTAACATATGAACAGCACCTTGCGCTCTATGTATTGTAATCATATCGTCTGTTTGTTCCATCAAACGATGTTGTTGTTTAACAAGCTCTTCTAAATAACTATTGAAGTGGGTCCACTGCTTGGGGTTGTTGACCAGCCCCTTGAGCTTGCTGAATATTTCCTTGTCCATTTCCACTAAATCCTTGTTCCTGTGGTAATGGTACTTGGCCTGTGCCTATTGTACCACCACCTGCACCTGATGGGTCCATTGGGTTTGCACCTGCTGGTGCTGCACCTTGTTCTGGAGTTGGAGCAGGTTGTTGGAACTGCTTCATTAACTCAGCTTGTATAGCTGCTTCATCCATATTGTTTGTTACTTTATCAGGGTCAAGGTCAAGAGACTTAGCAATCTCTCTAATAATATATTGAAACTTAGCAAAGGGTGCAAGTGCTGGGCTGGAAGATACCTGCATAAATTGCATAAGTCTTTGGCTACGTACTTCATTTGCCATTAGGCTTTCTGTACCACGTGCCTTTACTTCTAAGTCACCACGTATAGCTGGATCAAAGTCAAACTGCATGTTAAATCTAAACAGTCCTTCACCCAGTGGTCGTAGTAAGTAGTCATCTACATTCTTAATTACATTTTTAATACCACCTGCAGCAGCACCCATTAACATAGAAATACCTGATGCAGTTCTACCTACACCAGATACACCTGTCTGTCCATGAGCAAATGATGGCATCCCTGTACTTTCATCTGCGAGTACACGTGCCTTATCAAATAGCTGCAAGTTTTCTCCTGCTACATTTGGAAACTTTGTACCAAACACAGCCTGTCCGGGTGCGCCACCCTGTCGTCTAAATACTTTGCCGGGATATACGGATAAGTCTTGGCCCGGAACTAAGTTTGTTTCATCTACTTCTATAAGTAAGTTACCACTCAGTACTGCATTATCTACAGCCATACGCATAAACCCATTCATAAGTGTTTGGGTATCGTCCATGTTTTCTGCAATACCTATACCAAAGAAAGAGTATGGGTTTAGTTCATAGGGCGCAGCCATGTAAGGAATGGTAGCAGGTTTAAATGGATTAAGTACCATACGCAAAAGTTTACCATTACAAATCCATATATTTGCCTGTAGTTCGTCAACTCCGTCAAGCTCTTCAGGTATTTCAATACCCTGCTCCACCAACATAGCATAATCACACATACCCCAATACTCAAGGACTTCATAGCGTTCTACTCCATATTCAGGTGCATAGTCAGATAAATCGTCTTCCCATGATTCTTTTGTATAATTTGTGCCTTGCATAATTGCATCATCAATTACTGAAGCTCTAAAGTAAGGACGTTTCTTTAATCCAATTAACTGTGAACGAGACATCTTATGACGTTCAATTACATACTGTGCTTCATCTATGTTGTTTGCATCTGGATCTGGATAAAAGTTCCAAACAGATACATGAGATACTTGTGGTACAGTCTTAATTCTTGGTGAGTATTCACCTTCTTCATCCCAGTTAGGGTATTCTTTATCTACAGCAAATGGACCTTTCATTATTCCTGTGCCAAATAATGCCATCTCAAATGCTGTACTACGTAAATGTTTATTAGCACTAGACTCTTCTAGTTGGTCTTGTATTTTCTTTTGCATTGCCTTTGCAGCAATCATAGCTGGACTAAAAGTTACAGCCGTAGGAGTTTTACCCACACCTGCTCTTACACCCTCAATATCGTCTAATTTATCTCCTAATGGTCCTAAACTTTCTGATAATGTTCGTGCTGTAGCTCCTGCAGGTACATCTTTACCATCTCCCATAAATCCATAAGGACTTACAGGTTCATCTAATTCTGAGTTTCTAAGTTGCTCTGGTTCTTTTGGATCAAAGTGTACATCACCTACAACTCCTTCAGGTAATACTGTTGGTTCTACAGTAAGCGGAAATTTATTACTTGCAAATAATACATCTACAATTTGTCCGTAGGCTGCAAGTGTTTTTGTTTTTGTTACTTTGATAAAAACTCTAGACTTTTCTGCTTCAGTAAACTGAACATCAGATCCATAGATACCTCTATAGTTACGATAGGATCTTAACCATCTATCTTCATCTTGCTGTCTGTAGTCATCAGCACGTTTATATCTATCCATGACAAAGGGTATAATACCACTAATATTAGCATCATCTACTCCTGAGTCTTCAGAGTCTTCTAATACTACTTGTTCGTCATCTGTAAATTCTTGATCTTCTGCCATTTATAATACCTTTAATATCCAAAAGTTTTGTCTGCCATTGGCATACTAGATTGGGGTCTTCCGTGTGGATCATAGTCAAATATACTAAACCTTGGTCTTGACATAATACCATATCTTAGTGCATCATACAAGTGGTCTTCACTATGAGTATCAATATCTTCTGGATTCTTTTTATCCAATGGTATAGCTGGTAATTGTGAAACTATATTTGTACAGTTATTAAAGAAAACAAGCCTTGGTTCTTCTGTAAACTCATCAACTTGTAAGCGTCTATGTATTTCGTTTTTACCTGCTACCCTTGATCCTTTACTTCTATCTGAAGGTCTCCAACGACAACCTCTACTTACCATCTGCTCTGCAAGACTAGGCCCAGTATCCCCTCTTTTGTGCCAAAGAGAACTATCCAGAACCCCATATCTAATAGTACCATCACCTGCTTCTAATTCCAGTATTCTATCTGCTAAATCTGTAGCTAGTACTTTACCTACATACAGTTCTCTGTAAACAATTAACTGTTCATTAGGGGCGCAAGCAAACCATACTACTCCAGATTTACTTCCATATCCATAGTCACAGGCTCTAAATCTTACCCAGTTACTTGGTATATCAAATGGTTCAATAACATGTAAGTCTCTATTAAACTCTGTAAAGGCTGCGCCTTCTTTAATATCCCAATCACCATCTAGTAGCTGTCGTCTTTGCTGTTCTGGTAGTGACAAAAGCATTGCTTCATAGTCACCTGCTTCTGCTAAGTATGGATTATCTTTTAGTCGTGCTGGTATAAATCTACGTTTAAATAAAGATATACCTGCTTTTTCGTGTCCTGCTGGATACTTTAATGCTTCTCCAGTTTCTATGTCTGTAGCTTCAAAAGCCTTGTTTGGTATCGCAGGGTCAATAAACATTTTTTTAACCCAGTGATGTCCTCTACCTCCGGGGTTTGTAGTTGCCCTCATAAAGATAGGTAAGTCAGGTGCAGTAGACCGTAGACGAGACCGCATGTAATCCCATGCATATGGTGTGGCCCATTGAGTTAATTCGTCAAAGCCTATCCAGCTAAATGCCAGACCCTGATAACGCAAGACATCGTCTTCTCTATCAAGATACGACATCCACAACCTTGCGCCAGATGGCGCGGTCCACTGCATCTTTCTTTCAGACCATTTGATTCCGGGCCATATCTTGGGGTACATCTCTTGTGATTTGAATATAAGTTCACGTAACTCTTCCGTTGTGTGTCGTAGTAGTAGACCACTAAACGCAGGATGCCCCATATACCTCAGAGGGTCTGCAAGCATTGCATAGGATTTACCACCACCAGCACTGCCACCATATAATACTTCTCGTTCACTTGCCGCTAGAAAGTCTGTTTGTGGACCATCGTTTGGTTTGAAGATTACATTGTTATCTTCTTCCATACGTTTAATAGTAGTATTTCTTGTTACTTCTACTATTTTAGATGGCTGCTGCTTCTTTGGCTCCGATACGACTTTCTTCAATTTCTTTCGCCTTGGCGATTGCCTTTTCCGCATAGTCTGCCCATTGGCGTAAGCTTCTAACTTTGTGTTTTCTACTTCTTTCATTATCCAACCGTTTTCTTAAACCTACGTGAGATATAGATCTACCAGTATTTGTTGTCAACCAGTTTGCTACTTCACGATATGAGTACTGTTTTAAATACTTTTTTGCTTTGTCTAGTTTGTCTAATTGGTCGGGTATGGGTATTAATATTTTATTATCGTTTGTGTCTAGCTCATAACCAAAAGGAATTGTTCTAGATATTCTAGGTACTTTTACCCATTCATTGTCTTCTTGTAGATCTATAGGTTGTGGTAGCTTCCATTTACCTAAACTTCTATTCGTCATCTTCTACAACTTTAGGTGGCATTAACATAACTCCACCCTTTGCTTCTACTTGTAATTTTTCTGTTTTTACTAAACCCGTACGATCTAGTAGTTCTTTTGCCGCAATCATTTTATCTTTAATACCTAGTTCTGTAGGATCATACAGACCACCAACCATAGCCATTGCAGCTTTTGGTGCGTTACGTGCCATAAAACTTTGTGTAGAATCTAGTATTTCTTCTTTTAAACTATTAACAACGTCTGTTGTGCTATATGTATCTGAATACCCAGCTAGTTTTTTTGCAGTTAAAACATCACCACCTGCTTCATCAAACAAAACAGCTAAAAACTTTTGTTGTTTTTCAGTTAACTCACGTGCCATTATTTTTTCTTCCTGCTAGGTACTTTGGAACCTCTGGCTTTTTCTTTTGCTTTCTTTGAAAGATCTTTAAAATGAACCACAACTTTAGAACCCTTAGTATGTGTTTTACCTGTATGTAAGGAGCCATCAGACATCTTATGAGTCTCTCCATTATATTTTCTACCATCCTTATAATAGTGTTGTACACCTTTTGCCATATTATTTTCCTTTCTCTGCAAATGCAGATCCTGTTAGTATTGCCCCAAATGCTAAATGAAATAAACCACCACCCATTAAAGTAAATGGACTATGTTGTCCTGTTAGTTTTTT